TGCTCAAAGAACACGCAGACCTTTTAAAGATGTACAGAACGATACTCGTTACGAAGCTGCGGCTAGGAAAGAAGTAAGTGCATCTTCCTATAGGCAATATACTGATTCAAGTTTTAATTCAACATATGACCCAACAAATACTGATGATTCCTATTGTGATATTTATGAATATTATGATATTAATACTGGAGAGATGTCAGTATTTGCAGATAGTGGAGACAAGTTTCTAATTAAGCCAGTAAAGATGCCGTATGTATTTGGGCATCCATTTTACATGTTGCGTAATTATGATATTCCAAACTTCTTCTACCCGATGGGAGAACTTGAGGCAATTGAGCCATTGCAGTACGAATTGAACGAAACTCGTACACAAATGATGAACCATAGAAAGCGTTATTCACGCAAGTGGTTGATTCAAGAAAGTGCATTTGATGACATGGGTAGACAAATGTTGGCTTCAGATGATGACAATGTGATGGTTCCTGTTAAGGGCAATGAAAACCTTAACAATGTTGCTGTCCCAATGCCAGCCCTAATTAACCCTCCTGAGTTTTATAATCAGTCAGCTCTTATTCAAAACGATATTGATCGTGTCTCTGGTGTTTCAGAATACCAGCGTGGAGCTATCCCAGAAACCACTCGTACAGCCCGTGAAGCTTCTATTATTGCTGAAGCAAGCAACTCAAGGGCGGCTGAAAAGTTGGTTGATATGGAAATAGCTATTGCTAAATGTGCATCTAATCTTATTATGCTTGCACAGCAATATTTGACTGGAGAAGAAACAATTCGTATTATTGGCACTGAAAGTTCACCAGTTTGGTTGACTTTTGATAAAGATTATATTTCTGGTCAATTTGACTTTACCGTAGAAGCTGGTTCAACAGCCCCTCGCAATGAAGCTTTCCGCAGAGATATGGCTCTCCAGATGGTTTCAGCCATGCAACCGTTTGCTCAAGCTGGTCTTGTAAATCTTCCTAAGTTAGCAGAGTATGTACTGGGGACTGGATTTGGAGTTAAGAATGCACAATCTTTCCTAACTCAACCCCAAGAAGAAATGGGTCTTTCACCAGATCAACAAGAATTACAAAGTCAGGGACTTCCGCCTGGTATGACCCCAGACATGATGGCGGCAATGCCTCCTCAAGGAGCACCGATGGCTCCCCCAGGTCCTGAATCTGGCGGGGATTTAGAAAGTTTATTGGCAAGTTTACCTCCTGAAGTGCTACAGGCATTGTTGGCACAACAGCAGCAACCTCCAATAATGTAATGAAATAACCTAATATTAGGAAACAATAGTTTCCACGGAACAACCAGAGAAGGCAGGACTCCATGACAGACATACAAGATAATAATGCTAGTGCTATTGACGACACGATTAGCCCCCTAGAAGGACAAGCTATAGATACGGCAGAGGTGCAAGCGGAAACTCCAGAAGTAGAACAAGAAATTTTTGACTTTGCAGAGGTAGGCGACAAGTTCGTTAAACTCCAAGTAGATGGTCAAGAAGTTACAGTTCCAATTAAGGAGGCTCTAGCTGGATACCAGCGTCAAGCGGACTATACCCGCAAGACACAGGAACTCAGTGAACAAAAGAAACAATTGCAGTATGCTGCAGCTTTGCAAGAAGCCTTGCAAAACAACCCAGCAGAAACAGTTAAATTGCTACAGCAACAACTCGGTTTAGACATACAACCTGAAGAAGAGGATGTATGGGTAGATCCAGCAACTGCTGCAGTAAAAGACCTAGAGAAGCGACTTATTGCCTTTGAACAAAAGCAGGCAATGGATGAATTGTCTAGGACAATTGATTCTTTAACGAGCAAATATGGCAATGACTTTGATGCAGATGAAGTTGTATCTAAAGCGCTCGCTATTGGTTCAAACGATTTGGAAGCGGTTTTTAAACAAATTGCTTTTGATAAAATTTATTCCAAGGCATCTGAGGCTAATAAGAAATTAGCCGAAGAACAAGCTCGTTTAGATGCAAAGAGAGGGCAAGCTGGTCTTGTAACCTCAGCAACTTCTTCTAAAGCAACGGCAGTGCCTAAACCTGCTCAACCCAAAACCGTACAAGAAGCTTATGAAGCGGCAAAAAAAATTCTAGGCGAATAACATTAATATCACCATACAAAAGTATGGTGTCTAACTTTAATCATAGGAGATTAATAACATGGCAGGAAATAGTAATTTTGATGCAATTCTCTCAACGACATTGCAGAACTACCGACCAACATTGGTAGACAACATTTTCACAGCAACGGTACTTTTGGATCATTTGAATTCAAGAGGTCGTGTTGTGATGGAAGAAGGCGGTACTTCAATTGTAGAGCCGCTGGTATACGCAGTCAACGACACAGCTAACTCGTATTCGGGTTATGATGCAATTGACCTCACACCACAAGATGGCATTTCAGCCGCTAACTACCAGTGGAAGCAGATGGCTGCTTCTATTGCAATCAGCGGTATTGAAGAGGCACAGAACCGTGGAACAGAGGCAATCATTAAGTTGCTGAACGCAAAGATCATGCAGGCAGAAGAGTCAATCAAGGAATCCTTGAACGACATGCTTTATGCTAGCTCAGTTGGTAACGGCGGAAAAGACTTCCAAGGTCTTGGATTCATCATTGATGCATCTAACACTGTTGGTGGTATTGATCCTTCAACTAACACATGGTGGAGATCATATGAGGAAAACACCGCAACAGCGTTGACTCAAGCTCAGATGGCAACCGCCTACAACACAGCTTCAAAGGGTAATGACACTCCAGACATGATTGTTACCACGATGACATTGTTTGAAAAGTACGAATCATTGTTGACACCACAAGTTCGTTACCAAGATGTCACCAAAGCAAACTTGGGTTTCCAGAACTTGATGTTCAAGCAGACCCCAGTTGTATTTGATGTGTCGTGCCCAACAGGTAACATGTTCTTCATGAACAGCAAGTACCTCAAGTTGACTGGTATGAACGGTCATTGGTTTAACACCACTGACTTCCAAAAGGGAACCGTTGCAGGCGTTGACGCTCGTTATGCGTTGATTCTTTCGTTCGGTGAACTTACTTGCAGCAACCGTGCTCGTCAAGCAAAACTCACAGCAAAGACAGCTTAATTAAGAATTGTAAAGGGTGGGGGCTTGAAGGTAAGCCCCTACCATTTACTTTAAAATAAATAAAACAAACAAGAACTTAACAGATAGTTAGGTATCTGCCGAAAGGCAAGGAGAAATACAACTATGGCAACAAATAATAAATTCATTGTAGAACGCACCAATGTTCTAGCAGCAGATGTAACATTGGGTACATCATACGCAGCAGTTGACGCAAACGACTTCGGTTGGTACGGCAAGGCGGGACAGACATACGAGTTTGAAGCTCGTGTAGCTTACTCAGCAGCAGCAGCAACAGATGGCGCAGCCTTCTCAGTTACTGCAACAGCAGCACCAACAGCAATTGCATTTGTTTCGGAATATAACACCGATGCAACGACAGTTGTTCGTACAGCAGGTGTAGCAATTAACACTCCAGACCACGGTTCTGCTTCGGTAGCAATCGGAACTGGTTTGAACCAAGCATTTGTTTATGGTGTTATTACACCATCAGCAGACGGAATGATTGAAATTAGCGGTATTGCAGAAAACGCAGATTCAATTATTGCAAAGGGCGGACTTTCAGTTCTTTCTTGGAAGCGTGTATTTGTTGGCGACAACGAATAATAATCGCTAATTAATTAAAAGATCGGTTAGTACGGGGAGTTTAAAGGCTGTCATCCTTCGGGCAGCTCTCCCCGTATTAGCTTTATATTGAGTTAATAAAGGTAATAAAACAAATAATATATAGGCAATATTTTAATCGGAGGATTACAATGGCTAGAGAACATGTTTCAAAATCACAGATGCTGGCAGGGACTGAACCGTATGGAACGGTAGCTGGAATGGGTATATCAAATATCATGCCTGCAGGTGGTATGATGCCAGGTACAGAATTAGCTCCACCAAGTGGTAGACCATATTTTGTTCAATATCAAACCTGCACTGCAATTACAAAGATTGGTGAAATATGTCAGGGTCCTGTTTCACAGGGCACCCCATTGTGCATTGGTCATCTAAGAGCACTTGCTAATCAAGTTACTCCTCTTGCTGAAGGAGAACCTTTTGATCCAACGAAGCTTGTTGAGCGAGCATTTGGAAAGGCAACAGAAGAAACAGCACAGAAAGAATAGGAGAACATAAATGGCAGCCCCTTCCTCAACATTAACAACTGGTTTAAATTCATATTATCTAATTCAATTGATTGAATCCTTGTCTCAATTAGAAATTGGATATAACCCTGATGTTGACGATATTAATCAAGATTTAGTTCTTCAATTTATTAAAGAAGGATACCAAAGAATTCTTTCTTTAGAAAATGGCTTGCCATGGTTCCAAGCAACATATCAGTTTTCAACTATCGTAAATATCCATAGCTATGCAAGCGGTTTTTCATTAATTGCTGCTTACTCAAACCCTGATGCTTCTATTGTCGCTGGCTCGTATCCACTGGTATCTCCAGACGCTACCGCTCTTAACCTTACTTCAAGAAATATTAAAGAAATTATTAGCGTTACTAATAACACCAATGCTGGTAATGAATTAATTTATCTTGATCAATCCAAAGCTGAATCAATTTGGGTCGGAGTAAATGATATTGCTGGCATTCCTACATACTGGACTCTTTGGAATAATCAAATTAATCTTTATCCAAAACCAGACCAAGAATATCAGATGACCATTCGTGGTTATCGCCAGCCTGGGCTTGCTTGGTTGACTGACTCAAACAACAGCGAAAGCACAAACTATGTTGATCTTGATAATGAATATCAAGTAATGTTGGTTAACTTTGTACTTTCCCGTATCTTCCAATTCCAAGAAGATCCTGAAATGGCTAATGTTTATATGAGACATTATGAACAAGGTGTTGCTATAGCAAATGCATCTTTAACAGCGCCAAATAGAAATCAACCTCTTATTCTAAGTGGTGGTTTGCAATTAACAGGCAACAATGGTTACTGGTGGTCTGATGCTGGTATGCAGGTTCTTCCAGGTAATCCAAGCCCGTTGGGTAGAATGTTTTAAATGGCAGAGATTAATTTTAAGCAACTTTTTGATTTTACAGGGGGGATTAACTTTCGTGCTGACCAATTTCAGTTAGCTGAAAATGAATCACCTGGAATGCTTAATGTTGAAATTGACCCTAGAGGTGGAGTCTTTAGCCGAGCTGCATACAAAAAGAAACACACAACTGCAGTAGTTGCATCAGGTGCTCCTTGGAATCCAAAAGGATTATTTAATTATAAGTATTCATCAGCACCTCAAATTATGTTAACAACTGGTTATGATGTTGCTACTTCAGCTAATGGTAAAGTTTATAGATCATCTGGTGGTAACTTTACGGCTCTTTCT